ATCGTATTCATGGAAGCTTGGGCTATTTATCACCAAAAGATTTTAAAAATAACTTTGTCCGAATTTAAATTGTACTATTTTGGGTTGACAGTCCAGCGCTTTTCCGTCAGGACCAATATCACGGATGGTTCCGTCATGCATGGCGTCGTCCAGACGCTTGCACAGGTCGTTGGCGAAAAGGACAGGAGTAGGCATCTTTGCCCATGTCTCGTTGGTGGCATAGCCATAAACAGTGCCCTGATCACCGGCACCGATGGAAGCAAAGATATCGTCGGTATCTGCTTCACGGGTTTCCAGTGCTTTGTTTACGCCACCGGCGATGTCAGCGCTCTGGCGATGCACATATACAAAAATGATGAACTTCAAAGGATTGTATCCGACCTTGGCAAGGGTCTGGCGGACCACCAAGCGGATGTCGATTTTCTTGGAGCAGGTAATCTCACCGCACACAAAGATTTTTCCTTTTGTCGCCATAACCTCACAGGCCACACGTGAATATCGGTCCTTCTTCAGGCACTCGTCCAGAATGGCATCGGCGATGAGGTCGCATAATTTATCCGGGTGTCCAGCGCAGACACTCTCGGCAGTTTTATAAGAAATGTTCATATCAAATTCCTTTCCTTGCCATCAGAAGGCGTTCCATCACATCATCCTGTGGAGTAGCGCCGCCGTATTCTGTGGCACAATTTTCTTTTACGATTTGGTAGATTTCCATCCAGAGCCTGTTGGTCTGGCTCATGAAGTTCTGACTCATGGCCACATAAGGCGACTGGATTGCATTTCCCGTAGTCGGATGCTTTGCCAGAAAGCCAAACTCGGTGATGGCTTCCTCACACTGAATCCAACGGGCCACGCTCATGGAGTAACGCTCCAGAAGCTGCGGAGACACAAGTGCTGCACAGCCACGCTCGTGGAGCCAGTCCCATGTCTTTTTGTAAATATCAGCTGCGACCAGCTTTTTGCCATCCTTCTGTTTGGCGGACAGGAGCTTGGATGGCTTGGGCATCGCTTGACCTTCCAAATCGACCGATTGGTTATCAAAGTCAATGACAGTCAATGTGCGTTTGCCCGGATTGCCCTCAGCGATTTTGTCAGCTAAGGGTTTCTTTTTAGCTCCTGCGCCCATTCGAGCGCCGCCACGGTTGGTACCGTCCTTAGCCAATTACAACACCTCCTTTGGCAGGGCCTATATACCCTGTTTGAAATTGCGAATTTGTGCGTGAGACCCCACGCCCGTTGCACAGCATAAAGGTCACAGAGATTTCGACCGCCCCTACCGGTCATGGTTGTGCCAACGATCACCTCGCTCGGCATGGATTCTGGCATGGCACGGCTTGCAAAGAGCAATTAGATTTTCTCTTGCGTGTGTGCCGCCTTCCGAAAGCGGGATGCGATGGTGGACTTCTTCGGTAGGAACAAGCAGACCTTTCTCTTGGCACAGCTCACACAAAGGATGCAGCTGCACATAGCTGTCACGGATACGCTTCCATGCACGGCCATAACGACGGCGTACAGCAGGGTCTCTGTCGTACTTCTCGTAGCGCTTGTTCTCCAGCTTTTCATGTTCCTCACAGAACCTGCCATCCGTTAGCTTGGGACAGCCGGGATAAGAACATGGTCGCTTCGGTTTCTTAGGCATCGGTTCACCTCCTTCAGGGCATAGAAAAAGCCCTGCGGGATTGCTCCCACAAGGCTCGTTCCTGATTTTCGCTTTTCGCTATTATAATAATATCATAGGGAGCGGGTATCATTCTATGTCTTTAGGTATCACGTTGCAGGATACCGTCGCAAATATCCAGCGCCTGATTATGGAGCTTATACAGGTGGTGCATACTGTAGCCCATGTCCACGGCGATGATTTCCCAAGACTGGAAGCAAAGATAGCGTTTTTCAAGCAGGGTCTGAAGCTCAGGACTTGGCACCGCTTTGATGGTGGAGGAAATCTCTTTTTTCAGATCCACCAGCTCATCAATGTCACGGTTGATTTCTGCCTGCAGGTCCACAATCTTTGCAACGGCATCGGCCATCTTGGAAGTGGCCTTGTTGGGATTGCGAGGCATACCCGTTAGCACCGAACTGGCGCTGGTAGCAAGGTCATTCAGTGCCTCGACCTGCTGAATTTTGGAATTGATACGCATATCCAGAAACTTGGCTTGCATTAAATATTCTTTTGCGGTCATACTGTACCTCCGAAAAATTTTATTCCTCGGATTGTCGTAGATTGTCATAGATTGGCCTTTACTGCATCTATCAGTGCGTTCTGGGTCAGCTCCTTGCGGGAGAGGGCCTTTAAGATGCGCTCGTCGATAGTGCCTTTTGTGATGATGTGCTGTATCACCACGGTTCTGTCGGTCTGGCCCTGTCGCCATAGGCGGGCATTGGTCTGTTGGTACAATTCCAACGACCATGTCAGGCCGAACCAGATGAGAGTGGAACCGCCAGATTGAAGGTTCAAACCATGACCGGCAGAAGCAGGATGAATGACTGCAACAGGAATTTTGCCGTTGTTCCAGTCCTCAATGTCTTTGCTGGATTTCAGTTCTCGTACAGCAAAGCGCTTTTTGATACGCTGCAGGTCGTGCTTAAACCAGTAGGCCACCAGCACGGGTTTCTCATTTGCTGCCTCAATCAAATCTTCTAAGGCATCCAGCTTTCGATCATGAAACTCCAAAATATCGCCGGTGTCGGTGTAAATGGCACCGTTGGCCAGTTGCACCAGTTTTCCGGTCAGTGAAGCGGCATTGGCAGCAGTGATTTCCTCATCAGAGAGGTGCAGGACAAATTCTGCTTTCAGCTGCTCGTAGCGTTCACGTTCCTCCTCGGAAAGCTGCACTTCATATTGGGAAGACACCAGCTCCGGCATCTGCAGATAGTCGGTACTTTTCATGGAAATGGTAATATCCGAAATCTGCTTGTAGATGGCTTCCTCTGCATAGGGCAGCGGCTTATAGGAATAGATGATTTGGCCATTGCGCTTGTCCGGCATAAAGTAGTTGTTACGATACTGTGTAATGAACCTGCCAAGGCGCTGGCCCATATCCAGCAGTCGGAACTCAGCCCATAAATCCATCAGGCCATTGGAGCTTGGTGTTCCGGTCAGGCCGATTATGCGTTTGATCTTCGGGCGCACCTTGGATAATGCCTTGAAGCGTTTTGATTGGTGGTTTTTGAAGGAGGACAGCTCATCGATAACCACCGTATCGTAGATGAACGGCATACAGCTGTCCTCAATCAGCCACTGCACATTTTCACGGTTGATAATGGTGATGTCGGCTCCGGCCATCAGCGCAGCTTTTCGTTCTGCCGGTGTTCCCACCGCAACAGCGAAAGTCAGGTGCTTCAAGTGGGACCATTTCTTCAGCTCTGCAGGCCAAGTATCACGGGCCACTCGCAGCGGAGCGATCACCAGAATACGATGGGCCAGAAAGCTGTCAAACAGCAGGTCGGCGATGGCAGTCAGGGAGATGACCGTTTTGCCAAGACCCATATCGAGGAGAACTGCGGATACGGGGTGGGTTTCTATATAATCAATGGCGTAGGTCTGATAGTCGTGTGGCTCGAAGTTCATCCAGCATCCCTCCAATCTGTTCTGGCTTATCTATCACATAGACCTTGAATCCCAAGGAACGCAGCAGCCGGTGTCGTGATTCTTGCAGTGGGCGTGGGCGCTTGCCGGGAGCCTTCAGTTCTACGAAGGCGATAAGGCCATCAGGTAGTAATACAAGACGGTCGGGCATTCCTGCGAAACTCGGAGACACGAACTTCACGGCGATGCCACCAGCCTTTTTAACCATCATGGTTAATTTCTNTTCTATGGTTTTTTCTAACATCGCTTACCTCCGTCAGCGTTAATTTTGGTAGAGTGGGTAACCTCCCTGAATGTCAATTACATAACTTCTTCTTATTCAGATTTTTTAGTCCTTAGAGAATTTTTGTATATGACCTTAATGGAGGTTACCCACATGGTTTTGTCAGTTCAGGAAATCTTCATCAGCGCTATCATCAGCTCTCAGGCACAGGCCCTTAAAGTAGCGCTTGTTATGGACCTTGATACGCTCGAAGCCAGCCTTCTCCAGCGCAAAGTAGAAGTCAGCCGTACTGCGGATATACTCGTTGCAGTCCATAGAGTAGTTGCGGTATGCCTGATACAGTGCAGAGGAGCTTTCTTTATAGGAGTCATCCACCTCGCACTTGTCCGCAAGGAAATGGCCGAACCAGTCATTCTGATTGCGATATTCATCGATGGCCTTCTGGACACAAGCGGGAACCGGAATCTGGTAGTCCAGCTCGATGACCTTTTTGGCACCTTCGATGACCCACGCCAGAATGCTTTCACCGGCATTATCAAACAGGTACTCACCGTAATTTTTGATGTCGCTCTTGCCGGTGATTTTCGCATTGAACGGAATGACGATCAGACGACGCCAGATACCATCATCGGACGCACTGACACGAGGCAGGTGGTTGGTGTACAGAACCAGCGTGTGACAAGGCTTGAAGGAGAACGGGTCCTTATACTTTTTCTCCGCAAACACATCGTCGGTGGAGCAGAGCTGCTTGACGGTGGAGTCGTTTAAGCGGGAGCCTTCCTGCATTTCCGCTGCAATGAGCAGACGCTTGCCCTTGACCTCGGCCATTTCCGGCTTGATGTTTCTGCGGCATCTGTTATTTGACATGCAGAATGCAAAAAAGCTTGAAAAGCCTGGAATGCTCTAAAAAATACATTAATCTGCTTAGAACCTACGAAAATACGTTGATTTAAACCTGGAATTTGATAAAAAATTTTGGGGTGTATAAAAACAAGCTGTCAAAAATAAAACCTTGATTTTAACCATAAAACGGTATAATCAAGGTTTTACTTATTTTTTATAAAATCAATTAAAATAGTGTTTTAGAACTGTTTTAATAAACACTAAGTAACGTACCTACGCATTTTAAGGCTAAAAGGGCATTAAAACGATTGTTTTAGTAATTCTAGAAGCGTGTTGAAAACCTCCATTTTTTAGATAGCTACCTCGCTACTAAATTATCAAAGGCTCGCTACTAGTATCCATCCCCATCTATTACTCCAAAATATCATCTTTATTAAGCACTCCAAGCACCTTGCCTTTACAGTGAATATCATCATATTCATGAAAGGAGACGTCTTTATACTTAGAGTTTAAAGAAATAAGCCTATCCCCACCAAATTTCTTGACATATCCTTCATCATTTATAATAAAAATACCTAGCTCGCCTAGTTCCACAAATGGTTGTGTTTTAATTAAAATGATATCCCCATCATAAAAACTAGGCTCCATGCTTTCTCCTCTTACTTCGACAGCAAAATTAGCATCAGATGTTAAGGAATTGCACTTTACCTTTAAAGGTTCGCAAGAGTTACTCATTAAGTATGTACCATTCCCAGCTGAAGCAGGCATATCGTAGAGATCTATATATGTATAAGTATATTCGGTGATTTGATCTGTTTCTGTTAACTCAACTGCTTTAGGCTGTTTTAAAACTGTTTTAGTAATATTTTTAGGTTCTTTTTTTATTTCAGCAAGAAGTTCTGTTTTACCTAAAATCCTTCCTTTATTCAAAGTATCCAGCTGTTTAAAATATGTAAGTAGTTCCTGCTCATCAACTGTTAATTCAGTTGGTGAGTTGTTTTTATTTAAAGATCTGCCTAGCAATAAGTCGGTAGTGCAATTTAATTCATCTGCTAATTTTGAAAGCACCTCTACACTTGGGTTTCCACCTTTTTTCCAACTACTTGTATTTCCTTTACTAAGACCTAATTTTCTTGTTAATGCTGTTGGGGTAGTGTTATTTTTAGAACACAACTGTTCAAATATATCATAATCCACAATTTCACCTCTTATTATTTGTTTAAAGTCACAAAGTACAATTTAATTGAACTCAATCTATTGACAGTTGAATTAAATTGTACTATAATATTACTAAGGGTAGACCTACAAGACGCAACTATCCCTATGATAATTATATCAGTATATCAATTAATTGTCAAATAAAAAAAGGAGTAAAATTTATGGATTTAAAAATAACAGGCACACCTAAAGAAATAGCTGACCTTGTACTGGGAATACAAAGTCAGCAAGTAGATGAATTGATAAACGTTGCAAATGAAAAAAAGCCTCCTAAAAATCAATTTTCAGATTTCGGAAATTCTTTGATGCGATTAAGACTTCCAACCTCAAAAGAAGAAATATGTAGTTTTCTTGTTGAAGAAATGAATAGGGTTACTGAAAAAGAATTAGCTGAAAGCTTTGTTGATTTTATAATTTATAGGGAAAACTCAATAATCAGTATTCAGTTTAAATTTGATTGTTAGCAAGATACTCTATTGCACAACTTGTTAATTTCAAATATATCCATGATTTCGCCTCCTCCCAACACCATTATACAGCAACTGGGAGGGTAAAACAAGAAAGGAGCTGATAAAATATGTCGCTTGCTAGAAACGTTAAAATGCGTAGAGAAGAATTAGGAATATATCAATCTGAACTTGCTGAGCGTACATCACTATCAAAACAATATATATCACTAATTGAACAGGGAGTAAAAAAGACACCAAGCTTAACAACGCTCAAAAAGCTTGCCAAAGTATTTAATTGCACGTTGGATGATCTTGTGGAGGATGATGAGACAGAAAGAAAGGCGGTATAAGTATGGAACAATTGGTTGTTAAACGGTCAGACGGAAAGATTGTTTTAGTTGACCCTGTTGGAAGTTTGGAATGGTTATATGATGGAACTGTAATTATTTTAGGTGTAATACCTAAAAAGGTTGATGTAGGAACAGTCATTCAGAATAGAAAAATTTATGCCATGAATGATAACTACTGCATTGCAGAGTCTATAACAGATTATGAGGAATATGTTGTTTGGAACATTGACCATGATAGATGCGGAGTTAACTCTGGTAGATACTTTAAGGATAAAATGGATGCAGAATTGGAATTTGCCAGTCTTTGTTTTGAATGGATTCAGGATAATTTAATAATTGATTTTGAAGGGAAGGATTAAGAAGATGAGTAAAACAACATCTGGCACAAACATGTCGCAAGAAGATTATGAAAAACTTGAAAAATCAGGTGAAAACAATGTATTAAGTGAGTACGAGGCGATTTATATAGTCAACAAAGAGTTAGGTTTCGAAGCATCAAAAATTAAGATTTTATATGAAGCAGAGATAGATGTTTCAGAGCCAAATTCACAATATCTTAAATTTGAGAAAAAACCTCGCAATCCTTTATATGAATCTACCGATTGGAATTATATCCGTTTTAATATCATCACTAGAAGCGGAGAGTGGACTTACGAAATGGTTAATGGAGATTTGTATTTTGTTAGTATATAGCCGAAACAGCAGTTAATCTGCTGTCTGCCGAAGATAGTCTATCGGCACTGATGAGGCAGACTAAGGAAGGAAGTGAAACTATGACACTTGCCACATGGAAAGTTGAAATGATGTTGCTTGCAATCAGTCAAGCTCGTCTGCTCTGTGAAATGTCCTTGCTTGAGGATAAAAAAATAGAGCCGGAACAACTCAGAAAGAACGTTGCGACTATACAATCTGTTCTTTCTGATACGGAAGATACACTCGAAAGTGTACTTTGTTCTGGCTCTGATAATAGTATATCAGAGTAATTGGTAAAATGTCAAGAGTAAATTTAGTTAGGAGGTGCTGATTTGGACTACTTGACAGTAAAAGATGTTGCTGAATTAAAAGGATGCATACCACAATATATTCGAAGATTAATTAATCAAAATAAACTTGAAGCAAAACAAGAAATTAACCCACAAAATAATCAACCACAATACTTAATACCCGTATCAGCTCTTCCGGCTGATTTGCAAGCTAAATATTACAACAAAATTTGTAAAGATGCTGGACTAGCTCCAGAACTTAACGAGACTGAAACAGGAATAAAACAGCATAAGAACACTGTTAAAAAGGCATTTGAGGACTATTCTGAGGCTGAAAGAGCTGAAATTAATCTGTGGATTGACATCTTAAAAGAATGGCAGGACATTAGAGCACAGCATAAGAAAAAAACTGAGGTTGACCCATTGTTCGTGGCAAAAATGAAATTAGAACGTCCAGAGTTAAGTATAAGCGTGGACATCCTATACCGTAAATACAACGCTTATCGTAATAATAATCTTGATGGGCTGATTGATAAGCGTGGTGGATGGAATAAAGGTGCGAGTACAGTACCAGACCCAGTGTGGCAAGCGTTTTTGTGGTTTTATCTTGATGATAACCAGCTTACT